TGATATAAATTTTGCTTTTGGAAATATTCCTAATCTAGAGTTAATGTATAGAGATTTAAACGGAGGAGAATATTTTGTAGTAGATAGAGGCATGCCACAAGCAACAACCTCACCTGGAAGAATTGATCTATCAGGATTAACTACTACGGTTACAAACATAGATGTACAAGCTAAGCTGAGCTCGGAAATGAAATCAATGGTTTCTATAGCTGCTCAAGGTAATACAGGTAATTATAAACAGAATTTAGATAGTATTTTAAAGTTTAATGCCGGGTGTGTTGATAGGAATTATTTAAGTAAGCATCAAAATCCTGGACCTGAAAAACAAGATGCCGATCAAACCCAAAAAGAACCTTTTAAAAAGAGATTTGAAGAAGCTTGGGAAAACTTTAATGATAAAGATGTTATAGACCCAGAAAAATTTAATGAAATGAGAACTGAAGCAATAGCTCAGTTAACAAGAGACTATAAGAAAACAAATGAAAATAATCTTTCAGCTGGTATTCCAGTACCTATTGAACTGTCTCTTACTTTAAAAGGTATTTCACTATTTAAAATAGGTGAGGTATTTGCGGTTAATACAGCAATTATGCCTGCTAAATATAGAGATTATGGATTTATAATCACAGCAGTAGACCACAGCATTGATAATGGACAATGGATGACGAATGTAGGAACTAAAATGTATACTATCAAATAATGTATATACCAAAACATAAATTAAAAGTAGGAGGTAAAGTACCTGGTAAGCTTTTAGATGCTAAAACTAAAAGACAGTATCTTGGTGAGTTCGTTAGAGACCATAAAAATAATTATTATAAAGGAACTGAAGTAACTTCTAAATCAGAAAAACTTATACTTCAAAGAGATGAAGATGCTATAGCAAAAGCAACAGGATTAAAAACTGTATATAGAAAACCTTCAGCTGAAGAATATGCAAAAGGAGAATTTATCAGATATTTTATTATGGATTCTAGATCAAGAAGGATTGTAGAAACTGATAAACCAGCATATCTAGCAGAAAAAAAAGAGAAAAAAAGATACAGAAAGACAATGAAATTAATCTGGTATATAAAAGGTAACCCAGAAGACCAGATAATTAATGGATTTTTATACCCAGGCGTTAAAGCAAAAAATCAAGATGTAGTAAATCAAGCTGAAAAAATACTACCAGGAATCGGTAAGCAAGTACTGTTTGATTTAGGACAATTTGTAAAAATATAAAAATTAGTTTGCTTCTTTGCAAATAAGTCATTATATTAAAATAAAAAGGTTATATAAGTGTTTTATATAGTAGAGCAGGATTCTAAGCTTGAAAGTTTAGAAAAGTTGATTAGGTTAGGAGTTTACGTTGATATTATTTCAACGAATGATTATTACCACCCATTAAAATCTTCCACAGTAGCAGTTTATGTTAGACCGGTAGGATCTAAGTTTGGTTACATTATTCCTATAAATCATGATGAAGGATTGAATATAGAAAAAGAACGTATCTACGACATTCTATCTAAAGCTTCTAAACTATATACATTAAATAAGAAAGACTTACTCTATCACTTTAATCTACAAGGAGCAATCGATCTCTCATTGTTATATTCAATGACAAAATATGAAAGATTAGAGTATTCTAAAGATAATTCTACGATTAACTATTTTTATAATAAACATAGAAATTTTCAAAATATAAATCAATTAATTCCGCTTTCAAAATTATATGAAAGCTGTGAAAAAGCATACGAAAAAGTTAAAGATATTATAGATTATGAAATACCTGATGGGTTTGATTTCTATAATAAATTAGCTACTAATGTTTTTTATCTTTTAGAGCAAGGAGGTTTAGGTACTTACTATAAAGAGTTTAACGAACAGTTTAAACCAAGAGATCCTCTATATAATTCACTAGATAACTCAGTATTAACTTACTATAATTTATATAATGCTACTTCTAGACCTACTAATGCTTTTAATAGCGTCAACTTTGCTGCTATACCTAAGGGGATTGAGTATAGAAAATGCTTCAGACCGACCAATGATTATTTTGTTGAGTTTGACTTTGATGGTTACCACCTTCGTCTACTTGCAGAACAGATTGATTATGAATTAACTGAAGAGTCTGCTCATAAGCAGCTAGCAAAACAGTACTTTAACAAAGAAGAAATCACAGATGATGAATATAACGAAGCAAAACAAATTAACTTTCACGCAATTTACGGAAAAATACCAGAGAAATACGCTTTTCTCGAAGTGTTTACAAAAATCGACGGATTCATTAAAAAACTTTGGTCCGAATTTGAAACTAACGGAAGAATCTTGGCGCCGATTAGTAATAAACCGTTCACTAAGGAGTTAAAAGACATGAACCCTCAGAAGTTAATGAATTATGTAATGCAGTCATTAGAAACTTCGAGGAATATATTAATTTTAAAAGATGTATTGCAGTACCTTAAGGATAAAAAAACTAAGGTTGTGTTATATACTTACGATGCATTACTATTTGACTTTTCGCAAGAAGATGGCAAAGAAACCTTAAATAAAATACAGGAGATCTTAGAATCTGGTGGCAAATACCCAGTAAAATTTAAATATGCTAAAGATCTCAGTTTATAAACATAATGGATATTTATATGAAAGATACAATCGTTGTAGAAAGAGAGTTTGATTACGATATCGAACCAATCTATTTTAATGAAGATATGAGCAATAAATTATTCTGTACCTTTGCGACAGAAGATACGTTAGATAATATTCTGTCCGAGATCCAGGAAAGGTACAATATTATTTACAACAAAATTTTCGTCCTATATTCCAAGTCACAAGATGAGTACATTTGTACTTATAATGTTGATTTCGGAAACGTAGGCGCATTCCTTGAAAATACTATTCTAGTTCATAGAAAAAAAGAATCAAATACACTTTATACTATTAATGCTTTGAATACTTTAATCAAAGAGTTAAATGGTGGTGTATTAGATACTTCCTATAGAATCAACTGGCCTGATTATAGGAATTGTATATTACTTACCAAAGGCCCAGATCTAAAAAGAGTAAATACTAAACTTTATAAGATAATAGAGTTGGAGAAATAAAAAATATTTCTTATATTATAGTATTAACGTTAAATAAAAATTAGTTATATGGATTTAAATGCTATTAAAGCGAAGCTTAGTGCGCTAAACAACAACGGTCAGGAGAGAGAAAAGACTGACTATTCAACAATTTTTTGGAAACCTGAGTTAGGTAAACAGACTGTAAGGATTGTTCCTTCTGCTTTTGATCCTACTTTTCCTTTTAAGGAATTAAAGTTTCATTACGGTATTGGAAAATATCCTATGGTTGCTTTATCCAACTTTGGTAAACAAGATCCTATCGAGGAGTTTGTAAAAGAACTGAGAAAGACTAACGATAAAGATAATTGGTCTCTTTCAGGTAAGATTAACCCAAAGACTAGAATCTTTGCCCCTGTTATTGTAAGAGGTGAAGAGGATAAGGGTGTTAGACTTTGGGGATTCGGTATTACTATTTATAAAGCTCTTCTTGCGTTAGCAGAAGATGAAGATGTAGGAGACTACACTGACGTAATAAACGGATGGGATCTAGTGGTAGAACAACAGCAAGGTAACCCTTATCCAACTACCACAGTAAGGATTAAGCCTAAACAGACGCCATTATCTGACAATAATGATTCAGTAGATAAGTGGCTGAAAGAACAACCTAATCCAGTGGAAGTCCACACTCAGTATGATTACGACTTTATTAAGAAGCAGTTACAAAACTATCTTAATCCAGGAGCTGTAGAAGAAACTGCACCAGCTGCAGGCTCTGAAGCCTCTACACCGGCAAAGTCTGATTTCACTCTAGAAACAGCAACAGCAGGTAATCAAGACACTGTAAGCAAATTTGACGATTTGTTTAATGAGTAAATTAGAGGCCGCGCCAGCGGCCTTTATTTTTTTTAATTAGTTATTATTTATGGCAAAGAAAAAACAAGAGACCCAAGAAAGGGCAACAGCAGCAGTAAGAAAATCTTTTAATTTAGGAAACTTTAAAAAGAAGAAAGGATTCTCAAATGCTTCTGTTAAATTTAAAGAACAAGGCTGGATACCATTATCTAAAGCCTTTCAAGATATAACTTCACTACCTGGTATACCAACAGGACATATTACATTATTAAGAGGTCATAGTGATACTGGTAAAACTACTGCTTTAATTGAAGCGGCTGTAGCTGCTCAAAAGCTTGGCATACTACCAGTCTTTATCATCACTGAGATGAAATGGTCTTGGGAACATGCTAAAGAGATGGGACTTCAGGTAGAAGAAGTAAAAGATGCAGATGGAAATGTATTAGATTATGAAGGTCATTTCTTATATGCTGATAGAGGTACTCTAAATACTATTGAAGATGTAGCTGTGTATATGGCTGATCTTATGGATGAACAAGCTAAAGGTAACTTACCTTTTGATATGTGTTTCTTATGGGATAGTATTGGTTCTGTACCTTGTGATCTATCTGTTAGATCTAATAAGAATAATAATGAGTGGAACGCGGGTGCGATGTCAACTCAATTCGGTAATAATCTTAATCAAAAGATTCTATTATCAAGAAAAGAAAACTCTCCGTATACTAACACGCTTGTAGCGATTAATAAAGTATGGACGATGAAACCTGAATCACCTATGGGTATGCCTAAACTACAGAATAAAGGAGGTATGTCTATGTGGTATGATGCAACTTTAGTAGTTACTTTTGGTAATATTACTAATCCAGGTACGTCTAAAATAAAAGCTATTAAGGATGGCTTACAAGTAGAGTTTGCGAAGAGAACTAATGTTCAAATAGAAAAAAATCATATCGGGGGAGTACAATCTAGGGGTAGAATAGTCATGACTCAACATGGGTTTATACCAGATGATAAACGTGCAATTGATAAGTATAAAGATGAGCACAAAGATCACTGGTTAAAACTTATTGGTAGTCTA